TCTTGAACCAGTTTCAAGCGAAGGAATCGACCATCATTCCCGAAGATGTGATGAACGAGGTCATTATGGAACTCCGCAAGCGTCGAATCCACAACATTGCAGATTTGACGGAAGAGGATATACGCCACATTTTGAAGAAACTCAATCGTTCTAAGTATTATGAGCACAGGGCCCACATCCTCTCTCGCCTCAATGGGAATCCACCTCCCACCATTACCCCCGAAATTGAAGAGAAAATACGAGCCATGTTTCAAGATATTCAGGCTCCTTTTCTGCTGTACTGCCCGAACGACCGCACGAACTTCTTGAGCTACTCGTACATCCTCTACAAGTTCTTTGAGCTGTTGGAGTTGGACGAATACAAGGTGTTCTTTCCATTGTTGAAATCACGAGACCGATTGATCGCCCACGACCAAATCTGGAAGAAGATCTGCGACTACCTGAACTGGGAGTTTATTCGAAGTGTATAAATAAATGTCTGTACATAAACTTCCAACTATTGAGGTGGGAGACACCAAATTTATGCCCAAGGACGATATCAGACGAGCATTTGCAATGGATGCTTCGTTGAAAAAGATGAATGAAGAGAAAGGTTACAAGTGGGATGGTCCTGTGACAGACCTCAAGAATCAAGGACCCAAAGCTTTCGAAAAATGGAAACAACTGGGTAGCCCAGAAGAAGGACTACTGCGTGAACATATAGGATTGAAGCCAGAGGTTTGGAAAGAAATGAGGGACATTCTATATCCAGTTGGAACTGGTATACATGGAGTAAGAGGACTCAAAAAGGGTGGTCGTAAGTCACGAAGCAAAAAGGCTCGTAAATCACTATCCAAGAAGGCGCGTAAAACTCGTCGCAGTGTATAATAAATGAATATGTCAACAACAACGTATGAAGTAGTTGGAGACTTTCTAAAAGTTTCTGATACAGGAGGTGTACAAGATCCTAAAACTACATTCAACTATATTAAGAATGGAAATATAGAAATAACAGGACCGATTGAGACCCCAAAAACAATAACTATACTTGGTTCTACTTCTGATGGTAAAATAGTTATAGATGCTACTGGAATTGATCGTTATAACAAACGCAACTTTAACTATGTTCCAGATTTGAGTGGATTTGTTCAAAATCTAATGAGAGTTATAGGTATTACTGCCCCTGTTGGAACTGGTATACGTGCACTAAGAGAACTCAAAAAGGGTGGTCGTAAAACTCGTCGCGTTTAAAAATGACTACCTGAACTGGGAGTTTATTCGAAGTGTATAAAGATCTGTGATTAGCTGAAAAGTGTGTTCATGTTCACAGGACCTGACTGCCGGGGTGCGTAGACTTCAGGTAGTGCCGCTCTATGAGATGCGAATGTCCAGTTAGCCTCACGAATCACTGGAACATTGATATGTGTCGGTTGTACAACCTGTACATGTGTGGCAGGTGAATGACGTTGTACACCTCGAGCAGTATCCTTTACCATTTTGTAATAACACTCTAATGTGGCTTTTGTATCACCTTTCGCAGAATGTGCAGCTTCCATGGGCTTCTTAAAGAGGTGTTGATATAGTTCGCCAAGTCTAGGACTCTTAGTTATTCGCATAAATGTTTGTCCCATCTCCATAGTGCAAACGCGCTTCTTCGAGGCTAGGAGATTCGAGTATCCAGAACGAATGAGTTCGCTGGCTAGAATATGATAATCAAAGTTCACATTGTGGCCTACAATCTTCTCTACATCCACCAGGTCTTTAGATAGAGTATCTAATACCTCTTTACGATCGCGTCCATCTGTTTCAGCTTTCAACGTGGAGATTCCATGATAGTTCATAGTAGCGTCGGTTGTATATTCGCCATTTGGTTTGATGATGGCTTGGACTTCTTTGATTACTTCGCCAGTAGTGTCGTCTGCTATGATATAAGCACAATCAACAACTCGTGAACCATCGTATTTCTTTGTATCTTCTGGAGGGTGGTATGTGTTATACTTAGGGGGACGGATAGGTAGGCCAGTTGTCTCAGTATCGAATATCATAGTAAGCGGCATCTTCGGTATATGAAAATAATGATCCTATACTTCAAACATCCGTTTTTACTCCGAGCGTTTAATCAGACGAATTGCGGTGAGTCAACTAGGTCAGTTTAAGTACTCATCTCCAGCACGAATCGCAGCAAGTCCACTTCCAGCCGGTCTTTTCCTTCGTTCAAGTGTTTCGATTCTCGAACGAAGACTTGTAACTTCTTGGATAAGGTCTAGGAGTGTACAGTCTTTACATTGTATGTAGTAGGTCAGTCTATCCACAGGTATACCTGTCAGTTTGGATGCGTCTTCAATCTTCATGCCCTTTTGAACCGAGTTGTATCCAATTCGCTTCAATTGTGCAGTAATGCCGTTCGTAGTTCGGCTCACTTCCTTCGCTATTTTAGAGGGGGGTATTCCTTGTTTAATTCGTAGTAGGATGTAGTGGGATTCACCTTCGTACCATTTCTTTCCATGTCGTTGAGGGAGCTGCATTTTGAGGGGGAGGAGGTCTGGATACATACGAAAAAATAAATCCGTTTTTACTTGGAGTGTTCCCGATGAATCGCATGGAGATTGCGAAGAGCTTGAAGCTTTTCAAAGAACCAGTACTGGCATAGCATATGAGGTGCGAGTCCTGCTTCGTAGCACATCAACACTGGAATCGAGTTGGATTTAGGGGAGCGAACGCGTTCGTGAATCATGCGATGGACTTCAACCGCGAGTTCAGGAAGAAGGTGTTCGATTCGCCGTTGACGAATAAAGGGTGCACCAAATGCTTCTGCAGAGTAAGGGTGTTGGAGCACATCGTAGATAAGCGCTAGGCAATGTTTACAAGGTTCCATTAGACAACGCACAAGATGATAATAAAGGTTACAACTAAGAAACTGACTATACTGATATCGAATACTCTGTGGACTATCATTCTACGGCTCCTGTATCTACGCTGAGACTTTCCGTTTTCAAGATCACTTCGGTCGGTTTGGGCTCGGTCAGAAACACATTCGTCAACACGCGTTCGACTTCCATCATGGCGGTCTTGACTTGAATCATGTCTTGTTCACACTCGTCCCATTTGCCCCAGGGATACCAAATCGTGTGATTGTGTTGGTTGTGATAGTAGAACGTCAAGATAGGTTGTCCGGTCCAGGACGTTCCCATACTGACATTGGCGAGGGAAGGAATGTGGAAGACTTGTTGGTGGATGCGGATGAAGCGAGGCATTGTATACCGTTCAGACACTCGATGGGTTGAGTTCCGTTTTTTAGAGAAGTTTGGCACGTTCCCTCAACCAGGTTTCGAGTGGAATGTGCGGCATCAACCATTGGCAGACTTCATCTACATACGGTCCATCTTCATGTACGTGATAGGTAATGAGTTTCTCAACACGCCAGAGGATGGCGCTTTCCGAGCGTTTGAGTGCAGCTGCAACGTCGAGAAACGAAGCGGCCTTGAACCGTAGCATGATGATCAAGGTTCTGTCGTCTTCATTCGTCCATCGTTCGTTCTCTTTGGCGGCGGGAGCATTGCGCTTCTGCTGTTCGAGTTCTGCGATGCGAGCGTGTAGTGTTGCGAGTTCAGCGTCAATGGAGTTCATGGTGTATGGAAAAAGGAAGGATAGGGGAACGGGCTTCCGTTTTCACTTCTTCTCAAGTTTTTTTGACTACAGTTTATAATGGTCGAGATTAGGAACGCGAATCCGATCGCAGTGGATCTTCAAAACATCTACATATCTAATTTTGATTCTTATCGTGCTCTGGATGTTCCAGAGTTTAATCACGCTATCTTGAAGCTTGGTACAGATTCAAGTGTCCGGGTACTTGCAGGTCAAACAGATCGTGGTTTTCAAGATGGGACTGGAAATCAGGCTATATTTAATAAACCTATAGATGTTGTATCCTATCGTGGAACCCTGTATGTACTTGACCGAGGAAATAATGCGATTCGTAAAGTGGATGCTCAAGGAAACGTAACTACATTTGCGAGTGCAACTGAAGGACGTGGATTTAAAGCACCTTTTGATAGTATGTTATGTTTTACAATTGATTCAACTGGAACTGTTTATGTAGCAGATCGTGATCCTGGTGGTAGTCATGTGATTAAAATTACAAGTACAGGAGAAGTGACTGTATTTCGCCATCTACTTAATTACTTTGTATACTCAATTGCAGTGGATGACTCTGGACTTCTATATTCAACTTCACCTTCAAAACACTGTATCTACAGAGCAAAACTTGGAGTTGATGATAAAGCTACGGTCTTTGCAGGAAATGAGCAACAACCTGGAATGGTAGACGCAACTGGAGAACAAGCGCGTTTTAATCAACCTTGGGGACTTGTAATCGGTTTAGATGGAAATATCTATGTTGCTGATTTTGACAATCACCGTATTCGTAGGGTCACACCTGAAGGTATAGTGACTACAGTAGCAGGTAATGGAAATGGAACGAGAAGGGATGGTTTTGATGTTGAAGCATCTTTTTACTATCCAATCTATTTAGCGTGCCATCCTCGTGATATGGTTCTCTATGTACTAGAAGGTGAAGATGCAGATACTGCGATTCGTTCTGTAGATGCAGAAACAGGAGTAGTTGCAACTATCTATACTGCGCCTGAAGAAGAAGATAATGCCGACGATGAAGAAGAAGATGAAGATGAAGAGCTCCCAGAGTTTCTTACACCTCCAGCATCTCCTCCTTCAAAAGACATTGAAGCTGGGTCAGGTGATGTAATTGCATATGATGATATTGAAGAAGGTTCAGTTGTAGGACAGATTGTAGGTGAAGGAGGAACGATTGCAAGAAAAAGTTATTACTTTCCGGATACATTGAGAAGTTTGTGGGGTCAAGGACCATCAAAGTTCATAGACCCAACTACTCGTAAAAAGATTGTAGATGTAAAGTGGTATAAAGCTCACTTAGTTCCTGAAGGAACATTAGGTGGTCGTAGAACCCGTAAGGTCAAAAAGTATAAGAAGCGTACGACTTACCGCGTTAATGGAAAGAAGAAGACCCGAACCACTCGTAAGTCTAAATTAACTCGCTCGCGTTAAGTCGACGGCTCCATGCGAACAACCAGAGTCCAGACCGTTCACATTTCTCAATGACTTTGGATGTGAGCTTTGTGCGGTCACGAGTCGACATCTGTTGATTGAGGTGTATGAGTTTATCCCACAAGTCGTTGGGTGTTAACTTAGTCTCTTTCATCAGACGATGAAACTCGTCGAGAATCATATCCGAGTTGAAGTTCGGTGCATTGGGTCGTCCTGTACTGACTTTCGCGAGTTTGAACTTTGCGCAGAAAGCGTTCCGCATTTCAATCAAGTCACCTGTGTCAATCCCAGTCTCTTCCGAAACATAGAGTTCAGGTACAGATACAGCTTTATTCAGTCGAAGGAACTCGGCTTTCACACTCTCGTCGGTCGCGTCCCATAGAATGTCGACGAGAATGGGATGCATGCCTTCAAGCCCAACTAACGCCTCACGACGATGATTGGATTCGTAGCATACCAGTTCTTTGTTAATGCAGGCAAGGTAGAGTATACCATCCATGCGTTTGGACTGGTCCATGAATGTACGTATTTCAGCAATACGCTGTGTGTCGGGTGGTCGATTATGTTTCCATCGCTTGATAGGGAGTTCATTGAAGATTGAGTACGGAACCCAGTAGGTGTAGTGGTTGTTTTGAACGGTGCCTGCGCAGTTATCTGCAAGGTATTTCTGTAAGAGGTGAGCCATGAAAAAAGGGTTCAAGGTGGGCTGGAATCCGTTTTAGAGTTGTTTTATCTCAATTGAAGGTTTACGTTCGGCTCGTTTTATCTTTCCATTCGATACATCTGCAATGTGAATCTTTGATAGAGCAACCCCTCGTGATATAGCTGTGTAAGCGATCTCCCAAGACATTATATGTGTTTCATGAATAACGAAATCTTCATGAATCGTAATGCCTTGACTCTTATGAGCTGTAATCGCAAAGGAGTAGTCGAAGATTTCACAGAAGTCTTCCCATCGTAGAGAAACTACCCTTTTACCCTTGTTCAACGTAATGGTTTCCTCATCGATGTTGATAGCTTCAATAATCCATGTCTGTGTCTTGTAGATATTATTCCATTTATCCGTTCCATGATAGGCCATTACAGGTAATCCAATACACACAGGAAACTTATCGATGTTCACTACCTCGGCTTTATGTTCACTTACCCATCGCTCAAAACACTCTGCATTAAGAATACTTCTCAGACGATTTGTGAATGTGATGTGTTTCCATACCAATGGAATCGGTGGTTGATCTTGCCAAGCGGTTAGTCTACCAATGTTCTTAAAGTTAAGCAATGCGTTATAGAGAGGTCTGTCGTATCTAGAAAATCCTTCTTTGTATTGCATCTCAATGATCGTATTACCACACATTTCTAGGAACAATGGGTTTGTATGATAATGTATCCAATCATCTGTAGGGGCCGGGCACTGATCTGGATCTCCAAAGCATATAACTCTAAACCCAAATGTTTCCCAGGCCTTGATGAGCATGTTCATGTATGAAGGTGGAAGCATTGTGAACTCTTCGAGAATGACTAGATCGTACTTTCCAAGATTTTCATAGTGTGAACTACATAACTCTGGGTCCCAGACTGCACTAGTAAATGTACATGGGTTTGCATATAATATACCCCGAGCACGTAGGTTTTCAGTTGCGGCATGAGTTAATGCAGTTACCAGTGTATTGCTATGTGGATTTCGATTTACGATTTCAAGCAGTTCATGCGACTTTCCACACCCCGGCATTCCTCGAACAAGGGCGTTCTGAGTTTGCAATACTTGCTTATAGCGTTCTGTTTCGGCGTCTTTGATATAAGTAATAGGTGAACGAACTAGTGTATATATAGGTCTGCTTGTTTGACTAAGAGACATACTAACATTCTGTTGATCGCTTTCAATGAGTTGTTGACAGACTAGATGTCGTTGTAAAGGTATATACCCTCTTTCTTTATGAATTCGAACGTCCTCTTTGATTTTGCGTTTAAACTCATCTTTATCAGTAGCATATTTACTGAGGAGATTGGAAGCAATATGCTTGTTTGCAACAATCTCGTAATGGATGTCTGACATTATAATGTAACCGCATAGCAGTATGTATTTAATGAAGTTGAGGGGATAAAAGCCGTTTGGAAACCACGTTGTATCATCATTCATTTTGAACCTCACTGATACATAGTATTCTCCTTGAAGGAGGTCCAATGGAAGAAGACCAGGGTTGATAGGACGAACGTGATCAAAAGGACCAAACACATTCATGTCTTCATCTGTTGGAATCGAATATGAAACATTGTTCTCTATTTCTATCGGGTAGGTATCGTAGATATATCTTAGTTCACTATTGTACTCACTCTTAAGTCTTTCAAGGCCCTCCATCGATTATGAAAAAACCTATGTAGTAGGTTGTAAATCCGTTTTTAGAACGACCTCGACCTTCTGCTTGTGACGATGTCGTTGTACTCGGGATGAATCCAGAATCCATGGCGAAAGGTCATAACTCCTTGGCGTTCCTCAATGTCTTGAATACTTCCGAATCGATGGTAGTTTCGGATGATGATTGTGCCTTTGGTGAACAGCCGTTCCAACGCCCATGCAGTAAACATGTCGTCGGTCGGTTCTAATAGATTTCGTGGAGGAGGTTCAGGTTCATCGTCCTCCACTGAGGATGCGTGGTCTAAGTCGTAGAGGGCTTCAGATACATTTCCTTCGTTCTCACGAAGAGCCAGTATGGCGGAACT